CACAGGACGCGAAAGTTTCCGTTTGATAGATTCCGGTACGTTGTCATGATCCTCATTCCGTTTCTGTCCCGAAGGACGTTTGTTCTGTTCCTTAACTCAACTTCCAAACTATAGACCCAACATGTTCGCTAGTCAAGTGATAAATACAAGAATTCTCGAAATCGTTGATTATCCGCCACTTTCATCGAATAATCGGGCGACGTGGAGACCATTTTCCTGGCGTCACGAATATGGTTGACGCCCGGCGGGGAGTCGGTAAAATAGCCTGCACCTGCATCGTGGTCGGTTTCAATCGGCCTCAGGTCGCTCAGTCCAGCGGCCGCGATGCAGGATATGCGTGGAGCGTAATTGGACGCGGGGTCGGCCGGCCCAGTGGGTTCGAGTCCCATCCACGCTCTTGGCCATGGGTTCATCCATGATCGCCAACACCGCAGGCGGCCCCAATGTCTAAAGGCCGCCTGTGGTGTTTTTGGGGAAGGGCATCATATTGTTGACGCCAACAAAATGATCGGTTTGCGGGCGCGCGCAAGGGATCGCTCATCTCTCCCTGGTCATGCGAATACCCAGCTTAGCGGCGCGTTCACGGTCGGCCTTGACCCATGGCATAAAGAGCTTGGCGTATCGTTCTCTTTTAGGCAGCCGTTGCCGTTTGGGTCGCTTTCGCATAACCCCGATCGGCTTTAGACCGTGGGTTGACCGGTGGCACGCATTACAGAGGGTTTGCAGGTCTTCAAGCGGTTCATTCCCAAGATGCAGATATGAAAGATGGTGAACGTTGAGGAATCGATGCGAACCGCACTTGACGCATTTTTTCTTGTCGCGGCTCAGGACTTGGCGGCGTTTTTCTTTCCATGCGGCCGAATTGATGTATGCGGTCCAGACTTCCCTTTGAACTCCCATTGCGCGCTCCCTTTAAGACTTGAACCTCTTCAACTAATTAACGCGGATATGCTGGGGAAACAGTAGCCAGAGTCATGCATTGAAGACCCCCACGATCCCCCAAATAGAGCAAAATCACACTTGACGGCCCGGCGGGGTATTCGCTGCGGTGGATGGTGAGTCCTATTTTGCAGCTTGTCTCATTCGCCGGACCTGCCACCAGAAGACCCGTTGATCATGGGTGGGCTACTGATACCTCGCGTCTACGCTTGGGGTGTCAGCCAGTCAGGGCTTATTTATCGCCTGCCCTGATTCGTCTCGGCGGGTGGGTTTGAGTGCGTTCACCAACGCAAAATTTCTACGGGGGCAATCTTGCGCTTGCTCCAAACGGTTGTCAAGCCCAAAAACGACAAAATCCAGATTTCTCTGGATTTCATCGCGTAGACGTTTCGCGTTGATCGGCCGTTGCGGCCTGCTTGTTGAACCCGTACATTATCGCCCCTTGCCCGGCATGTCAACCCCCTTCCCCAAAAATCATCCCGCCGCCAAATAAACAACCATTAGTAGTATTCGCCACCGCGATGTATACTACCCGTAGGCTATAGGAGAATCTTGCTATGGGACAAATGGCGATGATCCGGCGTGGTGAGGCGAGTCCGCAACCGCAATCGGATGATTTATCGGAAATGCGGGGGAAACGGGCACGGCGGGCACTGGCGAGGATGTCGCTGGCGTTGACCACAGACCCGGATAAACGCGGCCGGTATCTGGAACGTCATGCCGATGCGATCCTGCGGCAAGCGAAGATCCGGGAACGGCAAAGGTACGCAGGGGAACCGCGAATGGAGGCGGCGCTTGACCCTGGGTGCATTCCGATGGGGTCAATGCAATGCAGTTGCAGGAATTGCCGCGAAATAGGGCATCATGGCTGGCCTGTTGGATATTCCCGCGAGGCACGGCAAGAGACGGCCGAAGAATTGCACGTGCGCGATGGGACTGAAGTTGGTTACGAGTGCTGGTTACACGCGCAGAGTGAATGGTTTTTGCGATCATTGCCGCCGTCCGCCAGTTTCTTGCGTTTTGATGGAAGGTGAATGTGCAATTGCCTAAAACAGACTGCGCAAGATAACGGAACAGATTGAACGCATGGGAATCGGGAAATTGCTACTCTTGCAAGTTGCTATAGCCTAAGAAGTTACGACTGGAAAAGTGCCGTTTGTGGGCAGGTACTTAAGTACCCTCAACCATATCTATAGGGAGCATGACCATTCCATCTATCCAACTCGCCGGCAACCACACACAAATTGCGGCATGGTATTGGTGCGATCGTCATTCAATCGCCCAGATAGCCGCGTGGCTCCGCACGTCCCGCCAGAAAATCGAGCGGGAGCTTTATGCAATTCGGATAGCCTACCGCTCGCACGGCATTGAACTCCCAAAATACAACCTGACCGGAAATCGTAGCGCGATGCCTGTTTTATCGGACATTCCGCTCGCCTGATTCTATCTCCTCCTCCCCGTTCGCCCGGCGGCAATTGTGCCGCCGGGTTTTTATACAACCATGCCCGATAAATGCGTCAATTGCGAGATTGCGTTGGTGAGCCAATACAGGCTCGCGGCCGGGCGCGACTTGCAACTGCAATTAACCGCGACACTCAGTCAACTCGCCGCAGTTACAGCGGAGCGTGACCTGTGTATGCGGTCGATTCACCGTCTCCGCAACGAACTACAGCGACAAGAAGGGCGAAAATGATTCAGACCATCTACGAACCACAGACCTACAAACAGCATCGCCCCCCGCGCGGCCACGTATTCGGCCGATCAACACGCGTTGCAATCGCTGGCCTGCTGGCATGGACGCTCGCGACGGCGATGATCCTGGCCGCGATATTTCTGGTGACGGGTTGCCGTTCAATCACCCCGGCGCCGACCACGCAACAGATTACCGCCCCCGCAACCGCCGTTGCCGCGAGCGCAGAAACGACCGTGACGCGGGTTGAGCAATTGACCCCATTTGTCCAGCCGGCTGGCTCTGTGCCGCTGGCGTCGGCCGTGGCGAGTGCTAAACAGACCGTGACCCTGGCAGATCGCGCGGTTGCATCAAGTGCTGAGTTTTCCGCGATGGTTGACAGGTTGACGGCGGAACAGGTTGCACAGACGCGAAAACTGACCGAGACGATTGCTGATCGTGACGCGAAAATTGTCAGCCAGCGGAAAGAAATCGTTGGGTGGGAGTCTAGTTGGTTCGGCGGGAAATTCTGGAGCACGTTGCGATGGATCACCGGCATCGGCGCGATTCTGGTTATTGCCGGCCTGATTCTAAACGCGAAAACTGACGTGCTTGTCTACGCCGCAAAACCCGCGATTTGGATATGGGATGGATTCTGGCTCGCCGTTGTCGGCGGTATTCGCGCTATCGGGCAGTTGTTTGGCTACAAGGCTCCAGCCACAGGGGCTAAATGATGCAGGTCCACGAATTAAATGAAGCCCGTGACGCGCTGAGGCCGTTTATCGAACAGGCCGCAACCGCTGCCGCGAATTTGGCTATTGCGAGTATCGAACCGCGTGTCGCGAAATTAGAGGGACAGCAAGGCCGGGCTATGTTAGGCTGGGGGATCGTCGCGGGCGCGGGATCGCTGGCGAGTGCTCCGTTGTGGGGGTGGATTAAGCAGAAGGCGGGCTGGTGATAATGGACCTCAAAACAATCATCGCGGGAATGACCGGGACAGACGCGGAAATCGCGACGGCTTTGAATTCGCCCACAATTGAAGTGCCGCAACCGTTCTATGTCAGCTATCGCACGCTCTTGGGAATGTTCCCGATCCCCCGCGTTGAAGCGATGCGGATCATAATCGCGGCAATGTCACCGACCACTGACGAAATTATGGCGATACCCGACGCGGGTGGCATTGATGTGAGTATGGAGATAACGCGTCAGACATTGCGGGCCATGGTTCCGGGCGTACTGACACAATTGGAGTGCGATGCGGTTCTAGCTCTGGGCGTGCGGATGGTATCCCCGCTGCAAGCCGCCGGATTGCCAGCCTACCAAGAAGGCGACATTGCAGCAGCGAGGGGTGAATAATGGCATCAAAAAACATCCTTGACCTTGCCGCCGCCCGTGCCGACCTGACGATCACGCTGGCCAGCCTGGCATCCTCCGTGGCCGGCGTCGGCCGTCAGAGCACCATCGTCGACAACACGGCAACCAAGTACACCCAGGTGGACGTGATCCTGCAGGTGAAGACCCAGGCTACCACCGCGGCCAGCAGCGTCGTGAGCGTCTACCTGATCCGCGACGATGGCAACGCCAGCCCGAAGCGCACAGACGCCGCCGGAGCAAGTGACGCGGGTCTAACGCAACTGAATGCGGAGCTTATTGGCACGTTGACCACCGGGGCGACAACGGCCGCACAGACGATAACGGGCATATTCCCCGTGCTGTCACCCGGCCCGAAGTGGGGTATTTTGGTAGTCAACTCGACCGGCACCACGTTGGATACGACTGCCGGGAATCACTACGCCGGGTTCGTCGGGCATAACCGGACGGTGGGATGATGTTGCATGGGCTCACCTACGGCACGATTGCGAGGAACGCGAGTCAGGCGAAATACCCATCGTTGTGGAAGGGGCTCGTTGGGGCTTGGTATCCGATGCTGGGACGCACTGGACTGAGTATTCCCGACCTCTCTGGATGCAGGCGACACGCTGCTATCCCCACCCCCGAGATTGCCGGCATTCGATTCGGACTCCCAGTCATCAATAACGACAACGACCGCTATCTGTCACTGGGGAACGTCTGGAAGAATGGACAGACAGCGGGAACGGTGTTTACGTATGCGGTTTCCTCCATCAATTACAGTGTATCGCTATTCTTGGTTTCCTCGTCAGCATCGTGGGGCACCGCCGGGTCGCTCGGGAACGGCAGTGGGACAGTAGCATTTGCTGCCCCCGCGGTATTGCTGACTGCGCCATGGCTCGATCGCACTGGGTTCCATGCGGTCGCTGGAGCATTTTCCCCCAGCAGATCGGTTCTAATGATAGATGGGGGCCAAACCGCCTGCGTTACAGGTAATGGCGGCGGCGCATTAAGTGCAACAGGGTCAAATGTCACGAAGGCCGGTTACTCCAGCAGCGCGACAGCGGCCTTGTTGCTCTACTCCATTGACATCGGCGATGCGAACATGCTATTGCTCTCCGCCGATCCTCTCGCCCCACTCCGTCGCCGCGACGATTTCGATGATGTGACCGCAGGTTCAGCAGCCGCCGCGATCATTGCAGCATCGGAGGCCCAAGAATGAAAGCACCAGCCACACAGAACACGGCGTACAAATTCAATATCCGCGTAGTGGATGGCGATCTGACCGGAATCACCGGGTTGACGCTCACTGCCGCGATCCAATGGATGAAACCCGGCAACCCGAACACCATTGCCAACGCCGCTGGCACGCTACATGAACTCGCCAACGGGTTCTATGACTACACCACCACTACCGGGGAAGTAGACACTGTGGGCAATTGCCTGCTAGGCATCACCACGGCCGGGTATTCGATCATCGGCGGCGAGGTATCGGCTGGAGCGATTCCCGCGTCTGGCAACTGGAGCACGCTCACCCCGCAGGCAGTGGCCGACGCGATGCTGCTCATGCCGACAGGTGGGGCGTACTTCGGCGTGTTGGAATCAGTCTCGAATCTCGCTAGCAGTACGAACGATATTGGCTATAACGTGACCAGCATTAGCGGAACACTCAGCGATATGGCCACGGCGACGGCACAGACCGCGATCCTCGCCGCAATCGGTTCGCTGGGCGTCGGGGCGTATACTGTAACCCTAACCATCACAGACGGCACAAACCCGCTTCAGGGTGCATCCGTCCGCTTAATCTATGGAGTAACAGCCCTAACCGGCACGACAAACGTGAGCGGGGTAATCGCGTTTTCGTGCGATGCCGCAACGTGGAATGTAGCTATCTCTATGCCGGGGTATCAGTTCACGCCGACAACGCTGGTAGTGGCCGGGGCAACACCGCATGGTTATGCGATGGCTGCTGTTACCCATGCTGCCGCGCCGGCAGGAATGATTCGCGTTTACGGATATGCGAAAACTCTTGGCGTTGTTACAAGCGGGGTTAAACACTATCTGCGTTGCAGCAACAATACCGGAGCAAATAGCGAGAGTCAGTCAACCGTGCTCGCTACAAGTGCCGCTGATGGGTACTTCTGCTGGAACGTCGATTCAAACGCTGCCCTTGAGTATTTGATACAGCGCGAATCGGGCGAGTGGAAGCATCAGCAGGGCGCGACAACGGATATCAATGTAACCGGATTGCTAGGTTAATCATGCCGTGCTCCCCACAGACGCATCAGGCACAGGGCAGGCGGGCAGCGAATAGGCAGGCAGATAGGGATAGAGGAACGGCAACAGATCGCGGATATGACGCGCGATGGCGTACGTATCGACTATCGTTCCTGCAACGCAACCCCCTGTGCGTACAGTGCAAGGGCGAGGGCAGGATCGTAGTTGCCACAGTAGTTGATCACATACAGCCGCATAGGGGCGATGATCGTTTGTTCTGGTTGGTAAGCAATCATCAGGCATTATGTGCAACGCATCACAATTCAAAAACAGCACAAGGGATGTAGGATTAACACGCCGATGGTACATGCCTTGGACGTGGGTTGCGTGGGCGACGCGCCGCCCACTTGTTGAAGGATGGATGCCGACAGTCAGCGGAGACATGCCTACAGAGATTCCAACGATGGAGTCTGCGGTAGACCGCGGTGGGACGAACGTAGGGGCACGATGTACGCGATAGGCACAGGATCATGGACAAGGGGCAATAGAACGCGAAGGCGAGCGAGTCACAGGCCATACGACAAAATGGCGTAGCGGATTTGACCGAAAAAAACTTGGGGCGACCGAAGCCCCCCCCCGACAAAATGGCAGTACGACACTATGGCTGGGTAGGTCTGGTTACGTTTCATTGCTGGCTATAGACCGTGCCGAGGCTTCCCGCGTTTTTTCACGAGTTTTGAGGCTTGAGGCCGAAAATGGGTAGACGTGGACCAGCACCAGCACCGACAGCCGTTCTAAACGCGCGCGGAAGCTGGCGGGGCAAGATCAATCCGAGTGAGCCATCTACGGTTACAGGCATGCCCCCATGCCCTCCCCGTCTGTCATCGGCTGCCGCAGAGGTCTGGGCATCGATTGCCTGCGTGGTTGCCCCCGGCGTTATCTCTCGCGACAACGGCCAGGCCCTTACCCGCTACTGTCATGAGATTGCCCGATGGTGGAAGCTGGCCGCGTGGTTGGATAAGAACCCAGACGTTTACACGGTGACTGACCAGTTCGGGAATGAGCGGCACATGCGGCATCCAAACGTCATTACCTACGAAAATCTAGGTCGGTCACTATTGAGACAAGAGCAAGAGTTCGGTTTGACGCCCTCAAGCCGGACCCGAATCCATGCAGAGGCAGTAAAACCGTGCGGAGAAAAGAAAAAACCAGCCCTCTACCCGACGTTAAAAATAGCCTGACCGCGTGGCAGGGTGCTATTGAAGCGGTTTTGCATGAGGTTCCCGGCTATAACCCATGGGATCAGCGGGGTGAATCGTGGCTTGACCATAGCGCCGCCCTGTGCGCAATCAACTGGTTCGCCGATTATCTGAAGCACGTTGAAGGCGATGCGAGGGGCGAACCGTTTATCTTAGGGCGTTGGCAGGCGGCTATCGTCGGGAACCTATTCGGATGGAAGCGCCGCGACGAAAAGGGGCGCGAGGTCCGGCGCTATCGCAAGTCGCTTTTGTATGTTCCGCGCGGCAACGGAAAGACCCCGCTCGCGTCTGGCCTCGCGCTTTATGGTTTGTTCAACGATAACGAGCCGGGCGCGCAGTGCTATCTAGCAGCCGGAGCGAGGGAACAGGCCGGTTTTCTGTTCCGCAACGCGAGGGGAATGGTTGAGCAAGAGCCGTTTTTACTCGATCAGGTGACGATTTACGGCGGCGATCAGCATCGCTCGCTGGTATTAAAGGCCGATCTGCTATCGTTTCTCAAGGTAATTCCAGCCGATGCGGCCGGGCAGCACGGCGGGATTCCGCATATCACGATCGTTGATGAGCTTCACGTTCAAGAATCGCCGGACCTTGTGTATGTTTTTGAAACGGCGATGAGCAAAAAGGTCCGCAGTCAGCCATTGCTGGTGATGATTACCACGGCGGATTACGAACGATCTTCAATCTGCAATGATACCTACGCCCACGCCTGCCAGGTGCGCGACAACGGCGGCGACAAAGCGAAACCCGGCTACGATCCAAGTTTCTTCCCGGTGATTTACGAAGCGGGGCAGGACGCTGACTGGACGGACGAGAAGGTCTGGGCGAAGGCCAATCCGAACTTGGGAGTGAGCGTTTCGTTGGAGTCGATGCGCGAAGCGTGCTTGAAAGCGCAAGAGCAACCGGCTTTTGAGAATGAGTTTCGCCGGCTACACCTAAACCAACGAACGAAACAGGACGTTAGGTTGATTAGTTTGGCGACGTGGGACGCATCGGGGCGAGAGTTTGACATTGCATCGCTTACCGGGAAGGTCTGTTACGGTGGCTTAGACCTATCCAGCACGCGCGATCTGTCATCATTTGACCTGTTATTCCCGCTTGAGGATGACTATCTTGCCGTGCTTTCGTGGTCCTGGTGTCCAGAACAGCGGATCGTCTACCGCGCACGCCAGAAATTCCCTTATGACGTGTGGTCTAAACAGGGCTGGCTTACAGGAACGTCTGGGGATTGGATAGATTACGAAGCGATCCAAACGAAGATTGATGAGCTCTACAAGCTCTACTCTATTCGCGAGATAGGCTATGACCCTCACGGCGCGGCCGACTTCATGCAAACCCTTATGCGGAAGTACGGCGACAAATTCGTGACGCCGATTACTCAGACGTTTGGCAACCTTGCGGCCCCTACCAAAGAACTTTCCCGACGCGTGCATCAGGGCAAGGTGATCCACTTTAAGAACCCAGTATTGCGGTGGGCGATTGGCAACGCGGCGATTCACTATGACGGGAAGATACCGGCGGGTGGGAGTATCAGCGAATACCTCGAAAAAGTGCCGATTATGCTGAGCAAACGCAAGAGCGAAGAAAAGATTGACCCGGCCGCCGCACTGGTAAACGCGCTGGCGAGGATGCTTGTTGACCCGAATCCCGACCGTGGGCAGGGTATCTATTTTAAGGCAATGTAAATGAGCCTATACAGCATAATCAAACAAGCATTTTCTACTGACCGATACATGGCGGCATCAGTGCGCGAAGTCCCCGGCATGGGCAACGGGGCGAAGTCTCGGCCGTTTAACTATGAATCGGCGTTGCGGCAGTTCCGACATTGGGCCTACGCGGCCGCGATGATGAATGCAACGGCGGTTGCGAACGTGCCACTGAGGCTCTATGTCCGCAACAGGTCTACCACAAAAAAACTCTACGGAACGCGGCCTGTATCGAAGTCGGTGCTTCGGCGATTGCATGGGCATGGCGATGAGTTGCCGAGCAATTCCGCATATCGCAAGGCCGTGGAGTTTGGCGGCGATATCAGCGAGGTAGTTGAGATACACCCGGCCATGCAGGTACTGCAAACGGTCAACGGCTTTCAGAACGGCTATGAGTTGTCGCTACTCCGCATGTTTGACCTGCAAATCACGGGCAACAGCTACCTCTATCCAATCTATGGACCTGCTGGCGTTCCGTCTGAGGTATGGCGTATGCCCCCGCAATGGGTCAAGATCATCCCGGACAAGGTGAATTTTATCGAAGGGTACACCTACGGCGCGGGTACGGAGATGGAAAAGACTTTCCCGCCCGACGAGGTTGACCACTTCAAGCGCCCGAACCCGTCTGACCTGTACTACGGAATGGGCTGGTTTGAAGCGGCGTGGCAGGCGATCGGCTTGCATGACTCAAAGCGAATCATGGACCTGTCTAAATTCGATAACATGGCCCGGCCGGATTACATCCTAAGCGTTGAGGGCGTTACAAATCAAACGGCGATTGACGTGCTTGAAGACAAGATCAACAAGACGATCCGGGGCGTCAAAAATAGCGGAAAGTTCCTGGCGGTCGGGGCGAAGATTACGGCCACCCCGCTAAATCAGGACATCCCCGAAGTCGGCACAGCCACTCGCGTAATCGAGGAAATCAGCGCCGTCTCGGGTGTGCCTGTGGCGATGCTACTAAGCAACGATCCGAACCGCGCCAACAGCGCCACGGCCCGCACTGGATGGTATCGAAGTACGATCCGCCCCTATTGCAAGTTGGACGAGGAAAAGCTTAACGAACGGTGGATACCACGGTTTGAAGGCAGCGAGGATTATTTCCTCGCCTATGACCTTGTGAGCTTTGAAGACAAAGACGCGCAGGCGAAGGCGCTGGTTGGTTACGTTGCCGGCGGCGTGCTCACGTCAAACGAAGCCCGTGCCGAGATCGGGTATGACCCGCTCCCCAATGGCGACACGGTATACCCGCCAAGTGGCAGCACGGGCGGCGCGGCCGCAATCGCTGGCAATCTGGCAGTAGGGCAAAACGCAGGAGAATAATTATGGTTATCACGAAACGATTCGCGGCAGACTTTGGCGTCAACGAAGGGGAGCGTGCCGTTGTTGCGAAAATCAACACGGCGGTTCTGGACCGCGATGGCGAAGTGGTATTGCCGGCCGGATGCGATGCCAGTGACTTTGAGAAGAATCCAACCGTATTTTTCATGCACGATTACAAGATGCTCCCGGTTGGGAAGTGTGTCAGCCTGAAGCGTGAAGGAGAGTTGCTTCTGGCAAAAACCGTATTTGCAGCGCGGCCGGCTACGCACCCCGAGGGGTTGGAGTGGTTGCCAGACACGCTGCTGTCACTGTATCAACAGCGCGTAATGAATGCATTCAGCATCGGGCTTGAGCCAACCGAAGTACGACAGCCGAGTAAGAAGGACCTAGAGACATATGGCGGCGACTGTAAGCGGGTCATCTCGAAGTGGGGGATGGTCGAATACTCATGCGTCACTTTGGGCGCGAATCAGGAAGCGGTATCGCTTGCTGTGTCTAAATCGTTCGTGCCTACGCCCGCCCCCGACCCGGTTTCTGATCCAGTTCCCGATCCGGCCGAAGTCATTGTTCCCAAGCGGTACCTCTACGTTGTCGAATCTGCCCCGGTTCAGAACGCGCCGGACCATGCGGGCATGATCGCCGATGCGATGGCCAAGGCGCGCGGCAACATCTACCGAATCTAACAATCAATCCGCGCCGGGATGTTCCCGACGCAAAACCACGTCAGGCAGTTTCGCCCAGACAGTCAGCGTCTACGCACGGGCAGAGCCGATAGGCAGCAGCGTAGGCAGGCGTAAGCGACTCCCAGCCAGCGACGGGCAGAAGTTCCCAAGAAAAGAGTCACATTATGAAGCTCAGTCGAAAAGAGTTTGAAGCTCAATTGGCGTTGGCCAAGTCGCTTACCGGCGATGCAAAGAAGACGATGGTCGATAGCCTGAAGGCTGCCGACGTGTTTGATCTGGTGGAAGGCAAGGAAGTCGCTGTCCATATCGAATTGGATCTGATCGACGGCGACGGGCAGAAGGCCCTGGCCCAGCCCGGCCTGACCGCCGAGCAGGTGCAGGATATCGTCGCCAAGGCGATGAAGGGCGGGACCAAGGCCCCGGTTATCGGCCAGCCCGATGCCGGCGCGTTTGTTATGCCCAAGAACGTGCGCCGGCAGGGCAACCTCAAGGCGTTTGTTGGCGAGATTGACGGCAAAGGCGCCATGGAACGTGCGTATCACTCCGGCCAGTGGATTCTCGCCGCGTGTGGCAATGAGAAGGCCAAGCAATTCTGTACTGACCACGGCATGGGCCTCAAGCTCCACAGCGAAGGTACGAACACCGCCGGCGGTTATTTGGTCCCTGAAGAGTTCGGGACCGATATGATCGCGCTGATGGAGAAGTATGGCATCGTCCGCCGTCTCTTCAAGGTCCGGCAGATGATGAGCGACACTCGCAGCGACCCGCGCCGCACTGGCGGATTGACCGCGTACTTCGTTGGCGAAGGCACGGCCGGCACTGAGTCTAACAAGGGTTGGGACCGCGTGGCCCTTGTCGCCAAGAAATTGATGGTCCTGACCCGCATTTCGTCCGAGCTTGGCGAAGACGCGGTGATCAACATCGCCGATGACCTGGTTGGCGAAATCGCTCTGGCGTTCGCAACCCTCGAGGACAATTGCGGTTTGGTTGGAACTGGCACGGCGGCCTATGGCGGGATCGTTGGCGTCTGCCAGAAGTTGACCGACATCAACGGCGTTGACGAAGGCGGCGGCGTGATCCTGGGCAGCGGTAACACCTTTGCCGAATTGGTCCTGTCTGACTTTAACCGCACCGTGGCCCGCATCCCGCAATATGCGGACAACGCGAATACCGCGTGGGTTGCCCATCGTTCGTTCTACTATGGCACGATGCAGCGACTTGAGCTTGCGGCCGGCGGCGTTACCGCCAGCGAGATTCGGCAGGGCAATCGAACCCCGTTGTTCCTCGGCTATCCCGTCGAAATCAGCCCGGTTATGCCCGCGTCCGATGTTAACAGCCAGATCGTCTGTACGTTTGGCGACCACCAGGCTGCCGCGACGTTTGGCGATCGGCGATCCACTTCGATCAAGTTCTCTGATGCTGCCAATGTTGGCGGCGAAAGCACCTTTGAACGTGACGAAATCGCGGTCAAGGGCACGGAGCGTGCGGACATCAACGTGCACGACGTTGGCACCAGCACCGTCGCCGGCCCGGTTGTCGGCCTGATTTCTGCCGCGTCGTAAGCGGCTTTTATTCGAGAGTAACGCCAGCCCGGTTCTGTATAGACCGGGCTGGCTTCCCTTAAACAAACGAAAGGCATTCCCATGATTCAAGCACAACGAAACAAGGACACCCTTGTGATCGCGCCGGTGGCTATGACCAACAGTCAGACCGCGAGCGCCACGTATGACCTGCTCGGGTCCGACTATGCGACGATTCGCATTCCCCTGAGTTCGGCCATCAACACCAATGCCGTCGGCCCTACGCTCGCCGTGAGTGCCGCCGATACCAGCAACAGCACCGCATTTGTCACGATGGTTGCCACGCGCACGGCCGAAAGCATCGTTGCGGCGAAGGAAGTTGTTTATCACTTGGATACCAAGACGGCCAAGCGGTACATGAAGCTGAGCATTTCGTCCGGCACGACCACGAATGACAACGTGACCTGTGCGGCCATTGTCACGGCGAGCCGGCGGGAACAGGAACCCGCCAGCACGACCGATATGGTAGCCGTCGGCGCTGTCGTGATTGGGTAACGGAATAGGGCAGAGACGGATCGCGCATGCATCTGTCTCTCAATCCCCGGCAGGCGATGGCGAAAGTTGTCGCCTGCTGTTTACCCGCGCGGGATCGCGGGCTTATAGGAGACAGATGGCTTACAACAAAATGCAAGATATGAAAGTTGCTGCGATTCTAAGCCGCCCCCGGTTCGGCCTTAATGATTTCTGGGATAGCGCCACTGCGGCGTTGCGCCCGTTCGGTATTCCCCTTCGCTCGTTTAAGGGCGTGTTTTGGGGACAGTGTATGCAGCGGGCGTTCAATGAATGCTGTGAGCAAGGAATCGACTGGATTCTGACCCTCGATTACGACTCGCTGATTACGGCCGAGAATATCAGCACGCTCTTTTGGCGGCTTGGCGACCGGCCGGATATCGACGCGATAGCGGCCCTGCAATGCAGGCGCGGCCAGCCGTTCCCGTTGTTGACACAGGGCGGCAACACGGCGATTGAACTGGACGGCCAGCCTATCAAAGTGACTACCTCGCATTTTGGATTGACTGTGTTGCGGGTTGACTCGCTTCGCAAGTGCAAAAAGCCGTGGTTTTTTGGCCAGCCCGACAAAGATGGCGAGTGGGGCAATGACCGTCTCGACGATGATATATGGTTCTGGCATCAATGGAGGCTGGCCGGCAACACGATATATGTTGCCCCTGATTGCAGTATCGGGCACATGGAAGAAATGGTTGCGGAGTTTGGCCCTGACTTCCAGCCCAGGCACGTCTACGTAAGGGACTGGCGCAAGGCGGCCGGCCTTGATTCAAAGGTGACAGTATGAAAATTCAACTCTTGAAACCGTGGGGTATGGCGACAGTTGGGCAGATACTGCCAAACGTCGGCGCGGGCGTAGCGGAGCAACTTATCAAGCGGGGCGTGGCTAAGTGCGTTGATGCGGCCGCGATCCGAACCAAGCCCTATGTCGGGAATCTCCGTAACAAGGCTAGGTAGAACTATGCCAATTATCATCGTAACCCCGCCGACGTTTGAACCTGTCAGCCTGTCAGAGGCGAAGCTTAACCTGCGCGTTGACGGCACTGATGAAGACTCGCTTATTCAGCGGCTTATCTCTACCGCGCGAAGGTATTGTGAACGTGAAGGCCGCATGACTATCCCGGCGACAACGCTCCGGTTGACTATGGATGTAATGCCGTGTGGATTTAAGGTTCTTCGCATTCCCAATCCGCCACTAATCAGCGTTACCAGCATCGTTTACATTGACACGGCGGGCGTATCGCAAACGATGTCAGCGAGCCTCTATAAGGTTGCACCCGGCGGCGCAGAGGAGGGTAGGATTGCCCCGGCGTTTGGACTGGTCTGGCCCGTCAACCGGATGGAAATCGGGGCCGTCCAAATTACTTACGTTGCGGGATACTCCACGGCGGCAGAGATACCCGTAACAACGGCACAGGCGATGCACCTGCTGATTGGGCAGTGGTATGCGAAGCGAGAGCCGGAAGGATCGGCCAGCGACGATATCGCGTCGGCGGTTGGCTCGCTGTTATGGTGTGAGCGCGTAAAGATTTAGGCGGGTGGGAACCCGTAGGAGTACAGATGCTAAAGCTGAATATTGGAGCGGGCGCAATCCCGCTTGAGGGATACCAGAATATCGACCACAAGAGCGGCAATGAAGCTTTCCCGTTGTCTAACATCGTGGATGATTCTGTTGACGAGGTCCGGGCATCGCACATTTTGGAACACTTCGGACACCGGCAGACGATGGCCGTGTTGACGGAATGGGCAAGAGTATTGAAGCCGGGCGGGATATTGAAGATTGCCGTACCAGACTTTGCCCAGATTGCAGACGGCTACTGCAAGGGAAGCGGTATTCAGGTGCAGGGCTATACGATGGGCGGCCAGGTAGACGCCGATGACTTTCATCGCTGCCTGTTTGACCGCGACACGTTGTACAACGCACTGGATGCGGCGGGACTTATTGATATTGAGGTGTGGATAAGCGACGTTGAAGATTGTGCCTCGCTGCCAATCTCGCTCAACCTGCAAGGTATGAAGCCCCGTGCGTTTGAAGGCCGGGTGCAGGCGGTGATGAGTGTCCCCCGGCTGGGTTTTATGGACAATTTCTTCTGTTGGGCTGAGTCATTGGCCCCCCTTGGAATCAAGCCGATTATGGCCCAGGGCGCGTATTGGGGGCAGTGCCTTGAGCGGATCATGGAACAGGCCGCGCCGGAGTGTGATTGGTTGCTCGCCGTTGACTACGACAGCTTTTTTACGCTCGACAATATCAAGCACCTTTTGTTGATTGCCGCGAATCACCCGGAATGCGATGCGATCGCGCCGCTCCAAATGAAGCGCGGGACCGATACCGTCCCACTTATGACGCGGCTCAACCCCGATGGCTCGCTGATGATGACGGGGAGCTTCGATGACTTCCGCAAGCCATTGATGCAAGTCAATACCTCGCATTTTGGGTGTACGTTGATCCGCAAATCGGCCCTCCTAAAGATGGCGCACCCATGGTTCAAGGGCGAGCCAAACGCGGACGGGACCTGGGGCGAAGGCCGCGTTGACGATGACATTTACTTTTGGCGGAAGTGGAAAGAGGCTGGAAATACAGTCTATTCCGCGAATCAGGTAGTAATTGGCCACGGCGAATATACGATCCTTTGGCCAAACAAGAATCTGCGGCCGTGCCACCAGTTGCCAAACGACTGGCGCAAGAATGGCCCGACCCCTCAAGCATGGAAGTGAACAATTATGGCAGTCGAAATCACAGTCAGCACGAAAGTCACTTGGGCAAAAGGCGAGTATTCCAATAGCCGATCAAAGCAATTCACTGCGGATTGGGCGGGCGATCATGTTTCTGATTTCGTGCAGGACATTGGCACGGCGACCCATGAGCTTATCGTGATTCCCGCCGAAATCGCGACGGCCGGAATCTCTGTGTTTCATAGTATGAGCACCTCGACAAGTACCAGCGTGTCTGTGCAAATCGGCGTGGATAACGCGGGTACTTTTGTTCCGTTCCAATCGTTCAAGTCCGGCGAAGTGTTCCCCTTGCGGTTGGCGACAACGGCGGTCTATGCGAAGGCGGAAACGTCAACGGTCAAGCTCCGATGCACGCTTGGAGAGGTGTAACCATGAAGGCCGGAATCCTTACGCATAAGGTGAATTTACAGCGGGCAACCGAAACGAAGGACGGCTACGGGGCGACTTCGCCGACGTGGGCGACCTATGCCACGCCGTGGGCGGAAATCAAGTCGCCTTCCGCCAGCCAGATAGACCGGAGTAAGAGCTTCTCCGACACCGTTACCGCTGTAATCCGCCTGCGGTTCCGTACCGATATTCTCAACTCTGACCAGATTGTAGATCGTACGCATACCTATCGCATTGAAGGTATTGCCGATCCGGACGGCCTGCGAACGGAGCTTCTAATTTATGCCACAGAGCGAATCAATTGAGCTTGTTGGGGCGAAGGAACTTGAGCGAATCCTGCTTTCCCTTGATGCCAAGGTAGCTCGGAAACTATCGAGTAAGGCGCTACGGGCAGGGGCAAAAGTAATTCAGGCGGAAGCTGTCAACCTTGCCCCCGTAAAATCGGGAGCACTTCGCAACGCTATCAAGGTCCGCGCCGGGAAGAATAAAAAGGGCTTCCGCTCAATCAGGGTGGCCATCGGCGAGAAGTGGTTTACCGGCGACCAGTTCTATGCGGCGTTTATCGAGATGGGCTGGAAACATGGAAGCCGAAAGCTTGGCAATAAGCGCAAACAGATACCGGGGCTCCACTTCATGGAGAAGGCCGCGCATAACAAGATGAATGAGGCGGTTGCTGTTGTAACCGATACCCTCAAAGAACTCGCAAATACGGCAGTATCAGCATGAGCGCAAAAGCATTCTACGCACGAATCATTGATCAAGTTACCGCCTTGGGCGGGCGCGTGTACCCTCACGAAGTCCCCCCGACTTCCGCGCCGACGTATCCGCTTGCTGTATACATGGGCGGCGGCGTGCAGCCCGTGCTTGGCGGCGAGAGTGTAGTAAGCGAGTCAATGCAGGTCTGCGTTATCGCGGCAACCTATGGCGAGGCTCGCGATATATCGGCCAGCATCCGCGCGGCGATCAACGTACAGGCGGGAACGTGGGGCGGCGTTACCGTTTTGCGGGCATTCTACGAATCCGGCAGCGAGGATGTCAACCGCATAGCACAGAGCGATCTATGGACAGCAGAGCAGACCTTTACCGTGTGGTCAAAGGTCTAATAGTAGGCATCTAGCAGGAGTTTCATTATGAGCGTTTCCCCCAAAGTTGGTTACGGCATCAAGTTTTTCTACGGCAGCGCGGATACCTCCACGTCGGCTACCGCGACAACTGAGATTGTCGGCGTCCAGGACTTGACCCCCTCGAAAGAGAAGGGTACGAAAGTCACCGTCAAGTACCACGGTGCGCCCGGCGATCGCGCTGTTCAAATCCCCGGCCCGCTGACTGAGGATGACGATATCAAGGTCACGCTGGTCTATGACGCCGCTGGGTATACCACGGTCAAGAGTCTGCTGAATACCAACCAGACTTACAAGACCAAGTATTCCGATTTTAGCAGCGACACTTTTCAGGGTTTCATCTATGAAATCGGAAAAGTGACGCCGCTCGAAAAGGAAATGGTTTACGAAGTGACGCTGGCGGTCAGCGGCGCTATCGCCTTCGCCACCGCTACCGTGTAAGGCGGCGGGCAATTCACCTTCATAGGGAGAGACAATGGCAGATGTAACACGCGCGGCTATCGCTGCGTACAAGGGCAAGGCACCTGAAGCGGTTGACGTCCCGGAGTGGGGCGGCACTGTTTACGTGCGGATCATGTCGGGATCGGAGCGGGATTCGTTTGAAGCGGAGACGTATAAGCTTAACGGTAAAAACGTTGAGTTGAACCGCCAGAACTTCCGCGCCCGACTCCTGACCCGCACACTATGCGCCGCGGATGCTACGCCGCTCTATACCGCGTCCGATGCCGATGAGTTGGGCAAACAGCCGGCCGACATCTTGGATCGCCTGGCGACGGTAGCCAGCCGCATCAACGGCATGACCGCCAAAGATGTCGAGGAACTGGCAAAAAACTAGCGTCGCTGCCTGAGCGGATGGAATGGGTTCGGATGTCCGCGAGGTCCGGCCGTTCTATTTCGGAACTGCAGGCAGCGTTTGACGCGAGAGAGTTTGCTGAGTTGATAGCGTTCCAGCGGTACTATGAGCCTGTCGGCGAGGCGCGGGACGATCTACGCGCCGCGCTGGTAGCCTATCACGCTGGTACTGCGTTCGGTAATCCCGACCGGCGCACAATGTCCGACTTCGTTCTCAAGTTCCGGGAACCATTCCAGGACTTGGAGGATGAGGTACAGCAACACGCGGAGCATGTCCGCGCGAAGATGGCGGCATTCCGCGCTCGCAGGAAAGCGTAACCTATGGCCACAATCGCAAACCTTATCGTCAACCTGGGCCTGCAAAGCGCCAGCTTCACAACTGGTATCAACAGGTCTACGTCTACGCTGAAAAAATTCGGCCGAGATGTAAGCTCGTTTGCAACCTCTACGCAGGGCTTGTTGACGGGGGCGTTTGCTGCGCTGGGCGTAGGTCTGTCGGTACACGCGATCGAAGGCTACATTCGCGGCCAGATGGATGCGGTAGAGGCCACGTCGAATCTGTCGGAGCGCCTTGGATTTTCCACTGAGGCACTTACCGGCTGGCAACACGCGGCGAACCTTGCCGATATTGACGCCGAGACGTTCAATGTCGCTATCCAAAAGATGGTCGTAAATCTTGGCGATGCTGCTACCGGCGGGGCAAAAGGGGTCGAAGCGTTCAAGCGGCTCGGCCTATCCGCTGTTGATATCGGCAACATGAACCCCGACGAAGCTTTCCGCCAGATTGCAGAGGGATTCAAGAATCTTCCCGGTCCGGCAGAACGTGCGAAGGCTGCCATTGCGCTGTTTGGCAAGGGCGGCGGGCCGATGGTCAACATGCTATTAGATGGCGCGGACGGCATGCGCAAAATGGAACAGCGAGCGAAGAAACTCGGCCTGTCCTTTTCCGCGATTGACGGCAACAAGGTCAAGGCGGCCAACGACGCGATCAAAGAAATGGGCGCGGCCTTCGACGGCGTTTGGCGCACTGCCGCTATTCAACTCTCGCCATTTATTACCTATCTATCTGAGCAGGTAATCGCGTTCGCAACTGATGCCGGCGGCATGTCCGTGCGCGTGGTCGCGGCGTTTGAATGGGTGATGCAGGCGGTTGCAAAGACGGCAGATGCGGTATCGTTGTTGCAGGCCGGCTTTTACATTATCAGCGGCGTTATGGATGTTGCCGTTGGCAGCATCATCGTTGGCTTTGGATTGGTACTGGAGGTAATCGGCGATGTTATGATCGGGCTGGATACGCTCGGAGAAAAGCTGGGGTTCGCTAACCAGCATTGGGGGGATGCAGTTGCGCAATCGGCGCAAACTACCAAGGCGGCTGGCGAGAGAATAGCCGGCGTTGGCGTACAGGACTTCGATAAGGCCGGCGCGGCGTATGACGCATTTACAAACGGGACAAATATCGCCAAGACAACTGCCGCATTTAATGCGATCAAAAATGGTGCTGCATCGGCGGCACAGGCGGCACTCAATGCGAGGCCCGCGTTTAGCGGACTGGCCGCAGGTATCGAGGAAATCGACAAGGCTAAGGACAAAATGGAGAAGGCGGTCGAAGCTATCAAGCGCGACCTCGACACCTTTGGGATGAGCGGGTCAGAAAAGAAACTGTTTGACCTTAAGGCTATGGGTTTCGATCCGGTCGCGCTGGAAGCGGCGAAGGCTGAACTTGCGGCCGCACAGAAGGTCATCGGTAAACAGAGCAATATCGACAACGCGCAGAAAAAGGTTGACGATCTTTCCGCGATGCAGGACCAGTATGGCCAGGCCGAGGGGTATCTTGACCAGTTGAGCAGCAAGGAAGCTACGCAAAAAATGGGTGCGGATGCGCAGGCGATGGTAGATTCCGCCATGACCCCACTGCAAAAGTATCAGGCAGAATTGAAGAAGATCGGCGAAATGGCCGACGAGGATATTCTCTCACAAGAGGAATATTTGAATCTCGCTGGCAAGGCGCAGGACGATCTTAGAGGCGCGGTATCCAAGCCAATGCAAAAGGCGGCCGCAACTGAGCAGCGTTTTGCGTTTACCTACAAAGCGGATCGGACTATGCAAGACCCGGTTATTAACGTGGCTAAGTTGCAACTTGAAGAGCAGAAAAAACAGACGGCGGCCAATGAGCGAACGGCGAAAGCCCTTGAAAAGAACCGGCTTGTAGTAGCCGAGATTGATGGGTAGTCTAATGTCAACGCTACTTAAATGTTATCACACGTTCGGTGATTCCGGCGATGCCCAGGGCGATCATAGCGAGTATTTCGTCGAGTTTGCAGAGACTGCCGCCACGTCTATCGAGGCACGCAGCGCCGTCGGCATAACCTTCGGAATCATCGAAGGCTCTGTAATGTTTGGTACTAACTGGCGGGCGCGGCTCAAGGCCGACCGCAACGCAGACGCGCCGACGCAATGGAAGGTGACGGTTGATTTTGCAAGCGCGAATCTAAACGAACAGCGTCCGCCCGGTTCTGGCGTCTGTTGGAATGTAGCCGTTGAAGTCCGGCCGATTCCCTACCAGCGGCCGGCGTATACCGACCGCGCGGGCAAGTGCATCGTCAACTCCGCTGGCGATGCGTTCCAGCAGCAACCGCAGTACATCGCGCACGATTCAGCGATAACGGTCAACTTCAATACCGACTACGGCGATCTGGTCAACCTATTGCGGGCCAAGGTTGGGCTTGTAAACAGCGATACGGTATCATTCTCCTACAAGGGCACGGCGTTGGCGTTTGACCCCGGGACGTTGCGGCTGGTCGATTATCAGTGGGGGTTTGACCACAACTACGCGAGCGACTCAACAGAAGAGACTTTCAAGGTCTCGATAGTAATGGCGGAGCGACAGGACGGCTGGCACGATATCCAGATCGAAAACAGTGGCTTCTACGATATTGACGGCAAGCGAATATCGGATCAGGATATTAACCCATCCGCACCTAAAGATGATGATCGGGTAGAGGCGTCATTGTTAGGCAGCAATGGCTACCCGCTTACCGATACGTCTACGGCCTCGCCGCTCAATTTCGATATCAAAGACCCGGTTACATTCTCTGATTTATTCGAGGGGCTTTAATGGCAGCCGGAGTAATACCATCGGAATCAGCGTGGAAGCGGACGGCGGCGGCGGTACGCGCGTATGAGCGCACTCCCGACGGCGGGCAGGGCGCGGATCGCAAGAAGATATTCTCATTCCCCGCCGATACAATCCCCGTCGCCCTCACCATCGATGGCACCGGCACCGCAGGCGACGGCACCACGGCGGCCAGCTTCACATACACGGTGACAGACCTTGACGGCAACGCGATCACAGACAACTCAGGCACAGCACTGACCGGCATTTCTCCCGCCCACAATCGCCCCATCGGCAAAACCACTGCCGCGGCTTTCGGCACGCTGGGCCGCAAAGCCGACGGCTCGCTGATTCTGTATCAAACCGATGAATGCCCGGGCACCGTAAAGCGAGCGTGTTAAATGCCAAGCGATGCAGGAACAGCGATATTACAGGACGATGGCAGCATGACGCTGGACGAAGACGGCAACGTTTTGCTGAGCGACGGGGCGAGCGATTGCGATTGTTGCGGCGCCGTTTGTGGTTGTTGTGCCGACACGATTCCTACATCGTATGTCGTTACAATTCCAGCTGGAACGGCTTTGCTATCGTACTGGCCGTACCCATCACGATGGCCTGCGCAATCTGTGACAATTACAAGATATACAATGTTCCCAGAACGGCCATGTCTTTACGAAGGCATTGGGACGGGGGAGGTTCGAGCAAGTGACGGCAATTGGTATCCATCCCCTTTGGATGCAACTATAGAGTTTCAATGTCCCGGCAGCCAGTGGATGCTATATGTAGCTGTTCGCGCGGGCCCCTTTGGTGTTGGACCCGATGCAATGTACCTAGATACAAACCCGTGCGCCGCGCCGAACGGCGATTACGGCGGGGGGTATTCCATCGGAAACCCACTCCCATGATAATCCCCTGCCAACTCAATCATCTTCTTCAGCGTTGTCGCCAGCGCAACTACGACCCCACGGCCGCAATGGCCTGCATCATCGCCCGTGACGGCGACACGATTACAGTGGACACCGACCACCCGGCGTATCCACGCGCCCGGCCCGGCACAGACGTTCCCGCGTTCGTAGACAATCGCCCGGCCGGTGGCGGATGCAGCAGTTGCGGCGGGAATTCTGGATCGAATCAGACTGGCACGCCAGCGGGGATTGACGCGATCCTGCTAGGGTAAGTCAAGGCACAAACCGTCTCAGCTTCAAATTCAACACTTCGCATATCAGGTCTAGGCTACTCACGCGAATATCCCGCCCGGCGTGCAACCATCCGTAAATCGTCGCCCGTCCGAACGCATCCCCGCGTGAATGTGCCAGCGCGGAACACCGTTTATACAGGCGATACGGGGTCACTTCTTGCCGATCCATTTCGGCCACAATAAGGCGTTTAATCGCGCTTGGGACAACTGGCCAGAATTTCCCGCCATCCCAATATCCGTTACGCTCGCCAGAATCGTCGCGGATTCGCTTTTGTTTGATCATCGCGCATCCCCCGCAATCTCAACAAGCATTGATCGGCTCCAAACCGATGGAAGCCGTTTGATTTTTTCTTCAACCTCGTCCCGGTTACTCGACATTCTGATACTCGCTGGCGAGGCCCATTTACCGTCAAATAGGGCAATACAGGCGTAAAATGTCGGGCGGGGGATGACGACCTGTAGTGGCTCCACGGTTCCGAATAGTTCTGTTTTCATAGTTGCGTCCTTCGCATTCTCCAAATTCCATCGCTTGATAATCGCATCGCCGCCCCTCGCCAACGGCACGCTGGTAGAGTTGTTGCCGCATTTGTCGCACGTCACCCAGCCGACGCCCTCTCGCGTGCTGGAGCGGGCAACTAGGTAGGTGCTGCCGCAGATTTTGCAGGGGGTGGGGGTCATGGCTTCACCCTCCCCAGCTTCGCTACCAGGTCGCAGATCGCTTCGATGATGCACTCGGCCATGGGCGCACGCGTGTCGTCGCATATTCCGCGATGGACCGTGCATATACCGAGATAGGCCGTCTCTGGCCAAATCAGGCAGACCGTGTTATGCCCAGACGATTTTTGCATAGACCATATATTCAATTTCTTCGCCCGCAACCTGCGTTCCATGGAGTTGCGGCCGTCGGGGGATAGGAGCCATTCAAGCCTATGATGCGAATCGTCGATGATCACAAATCCATCGTTCTTGCTGCCTATCCCCAGGAACTTCGCCGCGATCTTCAGTTTGTCGATAGTCATGGTTTCACCTCCGGCATTCCGTTGTGCTGCACGCTGGCAGGCTTCCGGCCTAGCGGCCAAGTTCGAAACCGCCTCCCACAATGCACGCATAATCGCCATTGCTCACGACATTTGCGAACGCCAACGGCCCACGCAAGCAGGTCCTGCGAGTACACGCCGTACCAATATATCTCCCACCAAATCAGCATCGCCGACAAGTGCCATTTGCGGTTATCCTGCAAGTGCGATATCGCCAGGCCAATCGCATATTGTTGTTTACTCCGGTGTATCCAATTCATTGCTTCTCTCCCGCCACTCGTTGTCTAGAACTATGGCAGCCCATGCAGACTCCCTCACCGCCGTCTAATGTGAACGCGACCATGGGGAGTCCAAGCTTCCCCTCCGACCATCGCACGCCGGGCAACGTGGAGATTCGCTGATGGTTGTTGGGCGCGATGATTGTTTTGCCGTAGAGCATGTACGGCATCCGATGGGAACCGTTGCACAGCACGCAGGTCGCTGAGTAACGGAACCCATCCACGCAGTCTATGCAGGGACTGCAATCCCAGTCCTCGCCAATCATCCCCTCGCCCTCGTCCGCGCACGTTTCGCAGACCGTTGCGCACTCCGGGCACACGTCCATATCGGCCATCGGCACTGCTTCGCTGATTTCGTGGGTGCAGTTTGACGTGAAGCCACATTCCAAAATTTCCGCCGCCGGGAAAATCCCTCGCGTATCCTCCTCGCCAGGAGACGGAACCCGCACGCATAACCTCGTATCGGTCGCGTAACGGTATCCGGCCCGCACAAATGGCTTATTCAGGGTGTAGCGGCTCACTTGGTCGCCGCTCAGACAGAACCGCTGTAAATCAATTTCCATTTTCATCTTCTCTCTCCAATTCAAAGAAAAATCCACACAGTCAAAATGCACGCGTAAATCAGCAGCATCGGCAGTGGAGCCATCCATATGCACGCCATAGCCAGTGCCACAGCCGCCAGTAGCAACGCCGCGCGGAGTAGACGCCACGGCAGGGAGGGATGGTCGGTAACATATGGGCTGTGCGTTATGTACTCGCCGCAGCCTGAATAGCGGAGATCGTCGGGGTAGTCCTTGACACAGGCTCGCTTATACCTACATTTTTTGCAGAGTTCTGCTTGGTTCATTTCTTCTCCTTCGCCAGTTTGCATATCGCCAGGATCATCGCCTCGGCCACGCTGTCGCCCGCGCCCTCGGCCCTGAAACCGCCACCAGCCCGAAGTACGATACTCACGCGCACCTCGCGGCCTATGGTCATTTGTATGCTGTAATCCTTGGCCCGCAGCGTTTGCGTCATCGCGTGAATTCCGTCGGGCGATTTCAGCCACGCAAACGGCCGCCATACGGATTCTCCGTTAACACGCAGGTCGCCTTCCGATGCGACCCACATTATCGTTTCCATGCCGCAGAATTTCGCCGCCGTTTTGAGTCGTGCTTTGGTTATCACTTTCCACTTCCTTCCTGATTAGGGCCTACGCCAGGCCGACACTGTTCCGCCGTTAAGTCACAAACGTCATTTGGGTATTTTGCTTTCCACGTTATTTCGCAATGCCCGTCCGGCGTGGCCGTGCTGGTCGCAATCGGTATCCATCGCGAGCAACGGCGGCAGAGAATCACAGGGTCGGTTCGATTGCTGGTAGTAGTCACTTTCCACATCCTTCCTGATTTGGGCATATTCCAAGCCGGTCAAACATTTCCTGCACGTCACACACGTCGCCGGGGCACTTTGATTTATGGGTTATGCCGCATCGCCCTGCCCATGTAAATTTCGGGCACTCGCTGGCAACCCATCGCGAGCAGTGACGGCAAAGAAGAACGCTGTCTATTCGATTGCTGGTGGTACTCACTTCGCGCCGCCTTTCTTCTTCGGGACAATAGCCATGTATCGCTGGGCAACCCCAGTCCAGACTGCGCCGTCCGATACGCGACGTACATCGCGTAGAATCTCGCCGTATTTGTCGGTGCGCGGCATAGTCAGAACCGTGTACGTTCGACCGTGCCATTCAACTGTTGTGCCGATTGGAGTTTTGTTCGTTACCCACATTTCGCACCGCCTTCCACCGTCCCAAAATCCCTCGCCACGTTGTCGCGAAATACCGCTTCGGATATGTAGCAGGCGGCGGGGGTGACAGGGCTTAGCGCGTTAAGTGTTACGGCGTTTTCGGCCGGTTCTGTCAAGCAGATCGGTTGTCCGCTCGGCCCCTTCGGCATGCGCCGCACGAAAACCGGGTCTGTGTAGCTCAGGTGGCCGGGGCGGCCTAACTCCCTCGCCGTTCGCACGATGCATTGTTCCCGCCCGTCAATCGTCGCGTATGCGATGAACAGCCCGGCGTGCCAGTAGTCGCCGCGTTGGAACTGGCAACGCTGGCCATTTTGGAAACGGAACGGTAAAGGGGGCTGAGTGACGGGGGCGACAGGCGACACTGCCAGCCAGTATCCGTCGTCACAACCGCACGCGGGATAGCAGTCGTTGGAGTGGACCAGGGCACACCGCTGGCAGCCCTCAGACCCGCCGGCGTGTTTTACGAATTCGACGGCTCGGCCGGAGCGGGTTGTTGTAGTTTTTGGATTATCGTTTGGCATGTTTCGCCTTCTTCTCGTAAATAGTTAAATCGTTCTGCGCAATGAGTAACGTCCCGGCGGGGTTGCGGGTGTTTTGCACCAATCGCATTGACCCGTGCGCGGTTCGCTCCTGGTCAACAAATGCGTTGGTTAATATCGTATACGTGTGGTCGTACCACCGAACTTTCGTTCCTACTGGCGTGTCGTCTGTGACTGTCATTATTCGTCGCTCCTATTCTGGGTTTGTTGCACCACTGTTTTGTTGCTAATTTCGACCGTACTGATTTCCGCACAATCGGCCGATGCGGTAGTTGATGCCCGGCCGTGGATTTCAGCGTGTAGCCGTCGGGCAGGGGTTGCGGAATGAATACGCCGCTCATGGTTGCACCGCCCTGGGCGTGTAGGTGAATCCGGGAACAAGGCCGTCCAAAAGTTTTACTGCAAGGTCTTTGTCGTTGAATCTTGCACCAATAGCCTCCATTATCGCCACAATGTTCCGCTCCCGTTCATCCGCCACCCGCGTCGCCTCGAGCGCGGCCGCAGCCGCCAACGCGCGGGCGTTCTCGATTTCCACGGCGGCGCGGCGTTCGGTTTCGATGTGAGCGTAGATCGCGAGTACCCACGCGGCGGCGAATGTTTCGCCATACTGACCGCATTCCTTGGCGATTCGCACGAGATAACGGCAGGGGCTTTCGCGAGGAACGTAAAGGCATTCATACGCCAGCCTGCTCGATTCGACCTTGGTTTCCATCAACTTGCGGCCGATTGCTAGAAACCATTCGGGGCTATATCCCGGATTCGCCCACTTCGCAACCGCCGCCAGCTTCTCATTGAACGTTGTTTCGTTTTCAGTCTTCATCGCAGTCTCCTTCGGTTTGATTCGCCACTGAATGCCAGAGCAACCTATGCCCGACGCACTCCAGAGCGAGCTACATATGGGCGATCTATTATCGAGTGCCGCGCATCCTATGCATCCCTGTTTTTCAAATGACTCATACACCACGCCTTTTATCGTCGTTTCCATCGCAATTCCTTTCCGGCCGCTGCCGGGGTTGATTTGCACATATTACCGCATACGGCAATACACGCAAGGGGTAAATCCAATAAATTTCCGGACCTTACGCTTCCATCTGCCAGACCGTTATCGACGCGCCGACCGTTTCGCCGGGGTTCGCATAAAGTTTGATAACGGTCTGGTACGCGATGGCAGAATCATCTGACCATACGATTGCGGACAAAGCATCTTCGGTTGACCGCCACAATTTGGTAGCGTCCGGTTTGCTGGTATGGTACTTCGGCGCGTTTGGTTTTAGTTGCCCGTTGCTCCGGTAGTGCGATTTGGGTCGCGGCATAACCATCGTCGCGACTACCTGCAACGGTCCGGTCAACAACACATTTCCGGCCTGTTCCCGCATCGCCATCGAACCAAAGAACGCCACTGCCTCCCGCCATTCTGCCGTATATTCCCCCGTTTCGGTGATTGCCACGTGGCCGCGAGCGCCATTGCGGCCGGGGATGTAAAAGCCCTTTTTCGATCCACCTGGTCGGGGAATGCCCGCAACTTCAAATGTAATTTCCATAGCCATGTCCCTTTATCGTCGAATTTTCCGCAGTTCCACGACCGCCGCGCGAACTTGGGTCTGCCGGTCCGTTTCATCGCGAGCATCGGCAGCCTTCACCAGCCTATACATTACACAAAACGCGGCCTTCGTTTCGTCGTTGTAGTACGCTCGACGCTTTAGGTTGTCGATCCTTTGGAGTTCTGTATACGCCGCGTGCACACTGTCGCTTTGTTTCTTCGCAAACAACCATCGGTACAATCTTCGCATCAATCGATCCTCTGCCCCACGCGGGGGCGGTTAAGTGTTTTGGCGTCTGAGTATCGCCGCATATTCCGCCTTCGGTACGCGCCGCCATTGGCTTCGCGTTTTCGGGTCGGGAATTTTGGCGTAAAAATAGACCATGAATGACGATCTCGCCATCCCAATTGAGTCGGCGGCGTCTGACAGAGTTCCGTACAGTTCGCCCGTGGTTACGTTCTGTGCCGGAGTTGCCCGCGCAAGCAACTTGCGGATTCGCAGGGCCTTCGCATCGTCGGCAATCCGTTGCGATGCGTTTCCCTGTTCCCGCTCGATCAACGCGGCGAGGCGGGCGGCGTGTTCGGTGGTGTATTGCATGATTCTTCCCTTCGGTGCGTTAAAACAACTTCGCCGCCTCCGATGTGAATGTTAGATATCCGGGAAATTCGCAAAGCGTCCGCTGGATGCGCCGTTTTGCAAGCTCAAAATAGTCTGGGTCTCGTTCTATCCCCAGAAAACGGCGGCCAAGTGCTATTGCTGCTACGCCCGTGGAAGCCGACCCCATGCAGGGATCGCAAACCAATTGTCCGGCGCGGCTATAGTCTCTGACAATCGCCGCCATCAGCTCCACGGGCTTGCCGCCCATATGATACTTCTTCCCGCGTTCTGTATACCCGCCGGGAAGCGTCCCCCACCGAAGTTGCTTTGCAGTGCGGCTAACAACAATCCAATCAGTCCACGACGACGGTCCATCGCCGGAAAGCCGGACGCTGCGGCCGGGAACGTACCACGGGAGCGGCACAAACGTACACCGCCCGGCGCGTTCCATTTCGTTCCTCCACGCCGGCGCGAGCGTGGAGTCTGTCATGCAAACAAGCCACCCTGAGCAAGCACGCGCGGCTACGGCGACAAACTCAGCAACGGCTCCCTCGCTCCACGCTGCATAACCTAATTGTTTTCGATCCGCTCCGTCGCTTCCTTCTCCCGATTGGCCGTCCACTACCGAATTATGTCCGGCGTGGGTTCTGGCGGAATATGGCGGGTCTGTCGCGATGCAGTCTATCGAGCCGGGGGCAATGTCGCCCAACACATCCAGACAATTCGCGCACAAAAGCCTGACCCGCCCGTCTTCTGAGGTCCATTCCGATTTAATTACGCTCATCGCGACACCTCTTTCCCATGCCCAATCGCCGCAGACGCCAGCCCTCCAGCGCGCCCGATCCGTGCCATATACCCCGCGCGTTTAGCCAGCACGTCGCCCCCGCGTTTCCCGGCGAGTGCGGCCGTCTCCGGCGTAAACTCATGGGCCGTACCGCGAAGGTGTGCAGTCCGGCCACCCTTGCGTGCAAGCTCGCGATGCCGTTTGGGGGCCATTGAACCGAAGCCACGCAACTTGATTTTGCTCTTGCTCATAATCCAGGTCCTTCCAGTGAGATTTCCGCATACGACGGCCGCTCATATCCGCAAAACACTGCCAGCGATGCCTCGCCAGCATCTACAGGGCAGCGAACAATGTCGCCCGTGTCCCAATCCATGAACGTTGCTACCCACTGTGCCCGCTCATGCCGCGTGCGCGTCAACGTCTGTCTGATTCTCTGCCGCTGTCGCGGGGTGTATCCGGTGTTTGGCTTGCTCATTTTGGCACCTTCTGGCACGGTTCCCAATCCTCGCCATCACAGGAACGCTGGCAACTGTCGGCCAGTGTTTGGTATTCAAACCGGTGGCTACCCGTTTCGACGCCGGTTCCGTCTACACGCGACACCAGCTCCCGGCGTTCATTGGTCCAGTCCAAACATCGTACCCACCAGAAGCCCGACCAGTCGGTTACGTCCAGCGGGATCATCGCGGGCGGCTCGGGGATGTTGCGGAACTGGTAGCCGCCAAAGCTCTCCCCTGAGACTGGAGATACGATCACGGCGCGGTCGTCATGCCCAGCCTCGCTCAATTTAACTGCCAGCATCATATTCCCTCTGGCAATCCAATCCGCCGCGATAATAACGCATGCGAACTGCCGCATCACTTCCCCGTTTTCGTCCATCATTTCAATCCGTTTCGCTGGATTAATTACATTGCTCATTGCATTCTCCTATTTCTGTTCGTTGGTTAATTCGTCGGGGCTTCGATCATTAGCACGCCGCAACCCTCTTGCTGACTCATTGCGGCCAGGCCGTGGCGCTCTGCCGCGTCTATCCATGCGAGGAATGTCTCATATTGCTCGCGAGTAGATTTAACCCACCATGCGCGGGGCCTGCTCCGGTAGAAGTACATTGCCTCTTTAGGCTCAGCGAGCTTCACTTTCCCCCCTCTCCGCGCGGTCCAAAATGGCGGCCAATGATTCGCCGATGGTCACCGGGCATTTGCACCGGCCGTTGCACGAAAACACGATCTCACCGGAGTTTCCGATCTCTCCGGCGAAAACGCGCACGTTGGCGAGGGCTTCCCTGACCCGGCCGTGGCGAGCTGCGGCGTCGGCCTGGCGATTGATTGTGGTATCCCGCTCCATGATGGTTTCTGCCCGCGCGTCGAGTTCTCTCGAATGCACCTTAATAACCTCGCCCTGATAGACAGCCTTCTGCCGTAGCGTCTCGATCACTGCCATCGCGGCCGCATACGTCGCCTCCAGGGCGGCAAAACGTTCCTTCAAATCAGATACTTCGCTCATCATTGTCTCCTCAGGTTAAATTTTCGTAGTTGAGTTACGCCGTCACCAATGTGAGGCTGGCAATAATCGCGTCTTGCGCCGCTATGACTGATTCCCGTATGGCGAGCGTCTTTAGCAGCGCGTCGATTACTTTGGCCTGGGCATCAATCACTTCCGCCTGATCCAATGACTTCTTGGCCAGTTCCTTGTACTGTTCAAACTCTGTTTCGTTGCACATTTCGATCTCCTATCGGGTTAAAGTTTCCGTTCAATTACTGGTCTTGCAGTCCCGCGTGCATCCTGAATTTGCGAAGCTGGATAGCCTTTCGCCTCAGCATATACACATCCCAATACCACTCATCCGGCCAGCCCAATGCGGCCGTTCCAATATCCCCCTTGCCAATTGCCATTTCCAGCATATTCAAAGCGTAATCCCGGCTCTTGGCGACTTCCGCAATCGCCCACACCAGCCGCCGGTCAATGGTTGAAAACCATCGTTCACAGATTCCGCATTGTTTCGCCATCGCGATTCCGGCCGCCGGTGTAGAGTTCTCGGCATAGATGATCTGTAAGATCGTTCGCTCGCAGTCTTCACGTTTCACCACGTTGGCACCTCTTCCTGTTGCTGGTTCAAAATCTGATACCTTGTGTCAACAAGGTACGGCACCGTCGCCCCCGTCCCCGACTTGTTTTTCGCGATGATAAGCTCTATCTTATTCGACGGTACAAACGTGCTCATATTTCCATTGTTCAACCGCGCGTGTTCCTGCTGCCGATAAAAATCCTCGCGATACAAAAGAATCACCAAGTCCGCGTCATTGAATTTGCGGTTGGTTCCCCGCAAGTCGCGCTCAGTGGGCCGCACACTCAGGTCGCCCGATTTGTTCAATTGGTCCAGCACCACGCCGGCGACGTTGTGTCGCTGGAAGGCGCGTTTGAGTCGGCCACTGATGCCGGACTGTGCCGACGTTTCATTTCGGGAGTCGCCAACGTCAATCAGGTGAAAGTGGTCAATGACGATGCACTGGCATTTGTGTTTTACTGCCAGGATCGCAATTGCCCCCTCAATTTGCTCAATGGTGCTGGCGACGGTTTCAATCTGGATCGGCAACCCGGCAACGGACGGGGTCCATTCCCGAACCGCTTCCCGCTCATCCGCAGTCATCCGCCCGCTCATAATCCGGCGCGATTCCACCATTGAATCGTGAGCCAGCGAATTGCTCGCGATTTTGCCCGGCGTTTCCTCCAGCGCGATAATCCCGCCGGGAAAGCCGCGTTTGGCCATGCGGATCAGAATATCGCGCGACACCAGCGACTTGCCCGTGCGCGAATCCGCACCGATCAGGGTGTAGCCGCCGATAGGGAAGCCGAATACCGCATCGTCCAACAACGCCAGTCCGGTTGGCAGGAAAAGCGATTGCCCGCCGTCAAGGGTTTTTATCAGTCCTTCAACCGCCTGTCGCATACTGACAATTGAATCCGCCCGCCCGGTTGCCGCTGCTGATAGTAGCCGGTTGCTCGCCGTGGTAAGCATCTCAGAGGCCTGGTCGCCATGCTGGGGGCCATAGCAACGCCGTACAACGTCTCGGCAGGTGATTATGGCTTCCCGTAACTTCCACTTGCTCAGGACCGTCTGCGCGTGTTCTACGCCGGTTTCCTCAACGTTGGTGAGCATTTGGATCTTTTGGAGGTATTCCTTGCCGCCAACTTCATCGAAAACGCCCCGCGACTTCAATTCATCGGACAAAACAATGGAATCGATCCCTCGCCCGGCGTGGAACAGGTCAATGATGCAGCGGTACATCAATTCGTGGTCGCGCTGAAAAAATGACTCCGCAGGCAGTCCGGCGATGATTTCGGAGATTTGCATTTTGTCGCCGGCGATCAGCAGCGAGCCGATGACCTGTATCTCCGCGTCAATGGAGTGGGGCGGGAGGCGTTCAAAGTCTGTGGGGTCAATGCTCATATTAGGCTCGTTATTGTGTGATCGGCGATGCGGCGGAACTCTGGCTTGACTGGCGATGCCGGGTTGGATCGGGGGTTATTCTGTGCTCTTGATAGCCAACTATTCAAAAACGTCTTCATGCCTTTCGCTGTTTTTATCTTCGCCGGGTTGCATTCACACCACACGCGGGCCTTTCGACACTCCGACAAAATGTCGATGTTGGGGAACCCCAATGAAAACATATCAACCAGCGGTTGCGTCAATTCCCACGTCGGCGGCGTGTCCCGACAATCAAACGTCAAAAGCGGGAGGTGGCGGTCTAAACGCTCGTGGCTCAAACGCTGGGCCACGTCCATTACGTCGGTTGACTCGGAACACGGTTTTACGGCGAGAGGGGGCGTAGCGTTCGTTTGGCTGGGGGTGGCTGGCTTTTTGGGCGGGTTGTCTTGGCATGAATGAGAATCAGCGGCCGCCGGCACCGAGCCGGAATACCGACTCCGTGCAAGCGTACTCGCCTCGGGTAAAGGATATGTACTCATATCAAGAGAAGGTAAAGACAAAGACGAAGATGAAGAGCCATCGTTAGCCATAGGCTTAGCCATAGGCTTAGCCATAGCTGAGCCATCAGGCTTTAACTGCTTATCCCATAATGCTTTAGCCCCCTTTTTCCCGCTCTCGGACCTCTCTTTTCGGTACGCCTGTTGCTTTTCGACCTCCATTGCGAGCCTTTTGTTGATGAGCCTCGATGGGGTGTCGGTGGCTGAGCTAAAGCATGGGCCGATGGCTGACCATAGCTGAGCCATCTCTATTTCCGGCTCTCCACACAGGCGGGCGATCTTCTGGTTGTCAGACGGGATAGAGCCTTCTCGCCAGCAATAGCAAAGCAGCTTGATATAGCAGCCGATCTCCCGGTTGCTCATCAAGGCAACGTTTTCGTCCGCCAGAAAGTCGGCTGGGTAAAACTGAAATGCAGGCGAGGTCATTTAGCTCTCGATTCGATCTTGCAGCCCCGAATCCCTGTCACTGGCCTGAGCGGGCAAGAGTGACCAAACCGATGCCGTGCTTTGATGCGCAGTGGCAGGGATTCGAGGTTGGAAAATAAACACTTCATCGGTTTTGGTCGCCCGCCATTATCCCGCGCCGGGTCCGATTGTCAAGCGGTCGGGGGACTAAATCTTAAATCCCCACGGCCGCGATAAAACGGCCGGGGAGAGTATGGTCAAGCTTCGACGCCGGGAAGCGACAATTGGCCGGACTGTTTTTCGTCCAACAACTTATTCAACTGCTTGCGATAATCCTTCAATTGCTGGCGTAGGTCTGCCGTTGAATCTTTCACGTCGGCCTCAAGTTTGCGGATCGCCTCGGCCTGGTCTGCAATCTCGGTATCTATGCTGGGTTTCATTGTCTGCCTGTCTGGCCATATTGGCCGGTTAAAGCCGCGCGTCGAGCGTTAGCCCGGGCGCGGTGGTCGTGCCTTAAAGCAATGATGCGCTAAAATGGAATGTCGGACTCTGTAAACTCCGGCTGCTCGCTCAGCGGCGGTTGATCGTCGCGGTCCGGGGCCGGTCGCTGCATTCCCGCCAAAGGGGGTTTATGCGAGTCCGGGGAGGGCTGGTTCCCCTCGCGCTGTTGCGGCTCGCGTACTGCCAGCGACATAAACTTCACGCCGCTTTTCCCGGTCTTGATCCACGCCGACAGGTTGTAAAGGTGCCCCTCAACCATGATATTGCCGGTATAATCTGGCTGTTTGTCAGTGGTCTTCCGGTCGTTCTTAAACAAGCTACCTTGCCCGTCACGTTGTTCAAATGCCATAATCACTTACCACCTTTCGCTTCTGCCGCTTCCCGCTCCAGGATCGCGGTTTTCTCCGCATCGCTCATTTCCCCGCCACCGTCCGGCGCGATCTCCGCGTCCACAAAATCGTCCAACTCGGATTTCGCAGGGCCATCGGCCGGAGCATCAACCATTCCGGCCGGCACTGACAACGGTTGCGGTTCATCGGTTTCCTGCAACTCATCGGCGCGGATTGCTTCGGCCAGTTCCGCAGACAGTGGCCATGTCTTGCTGGCGTCAATGATTGCGGTCTTACGGGTCATCGCGGCCTCGTCCGTTGCCCAGACGTTGCCGGACTTGCTGGCGGCCTTGGCGCGGGCAATGCGGGCCGACGATACAACGTGGAATAGCGTTTGTCCGCTGGTCATGTCCCTCCACGTCACATACGCGCATTTGATTTTCGTCGGCGCGGCCAATCCGGTTGAGTACCACGGCTCATGGTGGACCTCGCGATGGGTGCCAAGCCTGACAAAGAACTCTTCCCCTTCGTAGACCACTTCGGCCTGAATGTCGGCGATGCCCCGGCTGTTTCGGGCGAGCTTGGTCAACCCGCGATAACCGGGCTGGAACTGCGCCGCCTTGACCCATTTTGGGGCGGCCTTGCTGCCAATGTTCACGCTTCGGGGAAGTACATATGCCTCACCGAAAACCGGGTCGGGGTCCAGCCCCAATTTGGCGATGCGATAGACTGCATCTAATTTGCTGCTGTCGGTACATTCCGCCAGCGCCCGGTCCTTGCAGATAGCGATTGCCACGGCATAGAACCGCTCGCGGTCTACGTTCTTCGGAAGGACTGCAAGGAACTGGTCCTTTTTGTCGGCCAGGATCATATCGGCCGTTCGTTTGACGATTGCGTTGCTCATTGCGTCACTCCATTCCGGGTCAGCCATCGGCTCGGCCCATCAATTTCCTGCGTGTCGCTGTCGCCGGACCAGTCGCCGGATAAGAGACACGCTTTGTAATCCATCAAGATACGCATGTATTCGTTGCGCCCGGCGGCCAAGCAAGCGTCTGACGCGCGGTAGGATGCCGACGAAAACGGCTCGGAGTCTTCTATTACCAGCCAGTACCATCGGGGCATAGTCCCTGTGACGGATTGCACCAAATCGCAGTAGAATGCCGCCCGCATTCCATAGCCGTATTTGTCGATGCTGTACTCGAATTTATCCAGCCCAATCTTGACCTCGCGCGGCGACGTAGGCGCGGCGACTTTTTTCAGGTCAACGATTGAAAACGGCGAGTTAATCAGCTTGTCCAATTTGGCCTTGCATCGCACGCCGTGAAGGTCGCCGATAACAACAACCTCGAATTGTCCGGGGGCTTTCCGTTGATTGTTCACCTTCCGCCCGGCAATCGCGGCACACGCCCGCTCGATATTGTCCGCATCGGCAGGCGTGATATATTCCCGATCATCATCCAACGTTGCCGCATCGCCGGCGTGTGTACCGCAGAGCCAATGCCCGTCTGCCATGCCCTTGCCGCAAGCTCCGCAGGTATCGCCCTTGCGCGGCCCCGATTTCAAGACAGATTCACACGGTCCAATGATCCGCACGCGGTCTGCGTAGAGGGCAGGCTCTAACACGCGAATATGGAACGCCCGGCCAAACTCGAGCGCATCGGTGTCTTTGCGCTGCAATCGGCCGTCAATGGCGGCTTTTAAGTGATACATATCCGAACTTCCCCAATCTAATATGGAGCAATTCATGGCGGGGATTTTGCGGTACACCTGCTCTGTCATGGGATAAATTCCGGGGCCGGGACAGGTCGGGGGTGTAGTTGTCTCACTCATGGCCGCTCCCTTCCGTCGCGTCCGCAACCGCGTTAACCCGCCCGGCCCCGCAGACAAACCCCGTGAGAATATCCTTGATCGGCGCGGCGACATTGCCAACCGGGTCGACCGCCGGCTTGTGAGCGGCTTCGTAATCGTCGGCGGCCTTGGCGGCAGCATCGTACCGTTCCTCCATTCCGCAATCGCAAGACGTTGACTCTTGCGGAGCATCAGATCCGCATCCAGGGTTATGCCACCCCGACCCGCACAGATCCCGGATGGCTTTCACCATCGCGTCCGCAGTCGGCCCGGCAACGGTATCGACCGGCTCCGGCGTCACAATCGGCTGGCCGCATGCCGGGCAGGGGGTGGGGGCATGCAGAATAAAAACGCCGCCGATGCAATCTACAGGATGCAGCCCGCATGCCTCACCTGCGAGACCGGCGCAGTTATCGCATCTTGCGTATGTGGTAAACTCGTACACTTTCCCATTTCGTTCTACCATCTCTCCATGTTTCATCTTCGTTCCTTGGCCAATCGGCCGGTAAAAGTTAATCAATCCGCTCACTCGCCGCGTGAATTTCTTCCCACCGCGACATAACCAGCCGAACCGATTCCTCGTGGGAATCGTTGGCGATGGCGTCAACGTTGTCGGGCAGGTCGCTGGCGTTCGACGTGGCAGGCGTTCCCGCCCAATGGTCAATCCCGGACGCGCCCGTCACATCGCACAACACGTCGGCGTCAATAAACGGGCCCTCCTGTTGGCCGATAAATGCCATCGTCTCGTAAAATCGCCGATAGCCGATTTCTCTGACGCTGCGCGGGTTGCTTTCGATCAGTTGCCCGACCGTGGAGACGACGATATGCCGAGTGCCGTCGCTGACCAGTGTGTTGCGGCGAAATAAGCAATCGGCGGCACAGATAAAATGGCCCGCCCAGCCTCGTTCTGTTCGCGTAAGCTCTGTTTTAGGTTCTATCCGCATGAGTTCTGTGTCCGTTGCCATGTCCCTCTCCGGTTTCTGGCCAAATGGCCGGTATATTAATCCGCGTTGTCGCGTTCTGACTCGCCGCGAAGTCGCGCACGTTCCTGCAATTTATCCTGATTCCGGTCACACCAGTCGGCGAGTTTGTCGAGGTTGCTTTTGCGAATCCCCTTCAGTAGCACGACCGCGTGCTGAATGTCTCCCTGAGTCGCGGACTCCAAAGCCTCTACAATCTCGACAATATCTTGCTCCGCCGATTCGACAATGATGTCATGGGCCTCGGTGGTGTATTCTTCAAGGAACTCATCCCACGCGAGCCAGTGCTCCGTTCCGTCCTCGAAATCGTTGTCGGTGACGCCGGGGGGATAGCTCATTATTTCACCTCCATCCGGGCCATCAAATCCCTCATTGCCGACCGAATAAACGCGGACAGACTCAGGTCGTATTGCGCGGCGACAGATTCGCATCGCGTTTTAAGCTTGGGCGGGCACTGGAATGTAATCGGGATGTTGGCCCGAACGACGTTTTTCGTTGTCTTTGACATGGCGGTATCCTACAGCTTGTTTATTGCGTGTCAACGGTAGAATGCAATAAATCTTTAGTAATTTTACGGGGTCGCGTTTCCCCCCTCGCTCCCGGCCGGGGCCTGCTCGCATTCAGCCGCGCCGCCGCCGTTTTCGCCGCTGATTTGACCTGCCCGGCGCGGCGAGTGTGGGCGGACAAAACGGCCGCGATGATCGCGGGGGATACGCCGGGGATTGTTAGGGGTTTGTGTTTCATGATTCCTCTTCCGTGGTTAGAATTTCGTCGGGCGACACCCAGCCCATAACTGCCGCAACAAGGCGGTTTTGGTAGTGGAAGTTTTTGTCGGCCGCTTCTGCATTCAATCGGGCCATGCGGTCGCGGTCTGGTTCGTTTTGCGTGGGGTCCATAATCATTCCGTTTCTGGCCGGGCTGGGCCGTACATTACATCGGGATTTCTTCGGCTCCGCACCGCGCGCAATGCGTTACAGTCGCCGCCAGTCTCGCCGCATCCTCTGCGACGAATCGTAATAGGCGATGCTGGCTCAAAGATGCGTCGGTAATGCGCGCCGCCTTCTGCAATGCAAGTTTTTCCTCAAGCGTGCTCGCCGCTCTCGCCGCTTTTGAGAACTCGGCTTCCATCGCCGCTAGTGCCTTGTAGCAAGCGTCCCAAGTTGGCTCAGTTGTTTCAGTCGTTTCCATGATCGTTTGGTTTTCTGGCCGTGTTTTGGCTGGCCGGGCCGTGGGGGTTGGTTATTTGTGGGCAAACGACGCCATTCCAAATGTCGCGGTGCCAGGCCGATTTGATCGGCGAGCAGTCCAGCGAACAAAATGCTCGCCTGCGAGTGGTGCCGGGGGCGTCAACGTTTCCGCGAATTTTTGAACGTCCGCCCGCGATCCCATTTGCTCCGCGATCACCACTGCGTCTCGGCTCATTAGCTGGTGGCAGTCGGGGGAGAGTCTTACCAAATACTCAAACGTCGCGAGAATATCAAAGTTTCTCATTGTCTCGTTCCATTTCTGCCTTTCGGCGTTAAAAGCCACCGGCCGGAGTTTATCCCGGCCGGGGGTGAGTTCACTTCGACAAAAACAGGCCGATCAGTTCACTAAAACCGACGATAAACTCTCCGCTCGTCGGGGCAGTCTCCCCGTCCAGTTCGACACCATTCTGAATCATCACACCGCGCGGGCAGCGCGAAAGGAATACGTCCCGATCCACGATGATTGAACCGGATCGCACGCCCTGCACCGAGTAGCCGTCTTGGTTCAGCCCATCGCACAGGACGCGAAAGTTTCCGTTTGATAGATTCCGGTACGTTGTCATGATCCTCATTCCGTTTCTGTCCCGAAGGACGTTTGTTCTGTTCCTTAACTCAACTTCCAAACTATAGACCCAACATGTTC